CGTGCTGGTGTGGACGTACTGCCCGAGGTGCAAGGTCGAGGAGCAGTCCAAAGCCGACGCCGCGCCTTACGGGAAATGGGAGGCGGGCGGCTCCCTGGTGGTGACTGAGGGTGAGGTGGTCGACTACCGGCCCATGCAGGAACAGGTGTTGTGGGCAGCGCAGACCTTTGACCTGGCTGAGCTGGCGTACGACACGTGGAACTCGACGCATCTGACCAATGAGCTTGCGGATGAGGGGATCAACTTAGTTGAGGTGCCGCAAAACACGCATGGGATGTATCCCGGGTCCAAGAAGCTCGAGGAGTTGGTGTACAGCGGGCGTCTGATCCACGGGGGCAATCCGGTGCTGCGGTGGGCGGCGGGCAACGTCCGTCCGGACAAGAAGCGGTCCAAGCAGAAAGGCCGGATCGACCCGATTGTTGCGGTCGTTATGGCTCTATCACGCGCGAGTGCGCACAACCAGCAGGACCTGTCTGACTTCCTGCGCAACCCGATCGTGTTCTGATGAAAATCTCAATGAAGGCCGCCGCATCTTGGCTGGGGAGGGTAATAAGCCTCCGCCACCCCGGATTCTGGCGTTACTACGCATCCACGACGAACTACTCAGGCAAGAGCGTATCTGCCCAGACGGCGCTGCAGCTCGACGTTGTCTGGGCGTGCGTGAAGCTGATCTCGCAACTGGTGGCAACGCTTCCGTTGTCGGTGTATGAAAAGAAGGAGGGCCGGCGGCGAAGCGCGAGCGAACATTGGTTGCATAAGGTCATTGCGGCTGCGCCCAATGCAGACATGACGGCGGCGGACTTCTGGGAGTCGTTGCTGACGTCCATTCTGCTTTGGGGAAACGCTTACGCGCTGATCGTGCGCAATGGCGCCAGCAAAATCATCGCCCTCGAGCCGTTGCGGCCGGAGCGCATGGCGCCGAAGCTGCAGCGCGACGGATCGATGCTGTTCGTTTATGTCGATCAGAATGGTCATCGGTTCGAATACAGCGAGCTCGAGATCCTGCACCTGAAGGGCTTTACCCTCGACGGCCGGATGGGGCTATCTCCGATCTCTTACGCGCGTCATACGCTGGGCGCGGCAATGGCGCAGGAGGAAACGGCCGCCACTATATTCAAAAACGGTTTGCGCCCATCCGGATATGTGACCACGGACCAGGTCCTCACCAAGTCGAACCGCGAGGAGGTGCGTGAGAGCGTCGTCACTCAGGTCGCCAGCGGTTCGGAGTCGGGGCGAACGCTCGTGCTTGAGGCCGGCATGAAGTACGCGCCGGTCGCCATGAATCCCGAGGACGCACAGCTCCTGCAGAGCCGGGCCTTCTCCATTGAGCAGTTGTGCCGGTGGATGTGCAATGTGCCGCCGGTGCTGATCGGGCACGCCGCCCAAGGTCAAACGATGTGGGGCTCGGGTGTTGAGCAACTGCTGATGGGCTGGAAAGTCACCGGGCTTAACCCGCTGATTATCAAGATTGAACAGGCGCTCAACGGCCTCTTTCCTGCCAATGAGCGGGACCGGTACTACGTCAAATTCAGTTTGCAGGCGTTGCTGCGCGCGGATGCGAAGGGCCGTGCGGCGCTGTATTCGTCCGGCCTGCAAAACGCCTATCTCAGCCCGAACGAGATCATCGAACTGGAGGATGGTGAGCCGTACGAAGGTGGTGACCGTCATTTCATACAGGCGAACTTGGTGCCGGTCGATCAGATCGGGAAGGGGGATGCGACGGAGGGAAAGGCGCGCGAGGCGCTGCTTGATTGGCTGGGGAGACCCAAACAGGAAATTCACGATGAAACGTAAAAACGCGTCCTTGAAGATCAGGGACTTCAATCTCGAAATCAAGGCCGTCAGTGATGACGGCCTTTTTTCTGGCTACGGCAGCGTGTTTGATGTGGTCGACAGCTACGGCGAAGTGGTCGAGCGCGGCGCCTTCACCGAGACACTCGCGACGATCGCAGCCAAAGGTCGTGCCGTGCCCGTGCTGTGGCAGCACCGCAGCGGCCAGCCGATCGGTGTTTACACGACCATGAAGGAAGACAGCCACGGCCTCTGGGTCGAGGGCCGTCTGCTCAAGGACGAAGTCCAGCAGGCCAAGGAAGCGAACGCGCTCCTGCGGGCCGGCGCCGTGTCTGGGCTCTCCATCGGCTACTACGTGCGCGACGACTCATTTGACCAGAA